GGCCCATTTGTAAACATGACATGGACTGATACTTTTGGAGTTGAATTTTTAGAACCTATTAATATTATCTTATGAAAAATTTATTACAATTATTAGCTATATCAAATTTTTACGGCGAAAGTGAAAATATAGATATTGCAAAGGGAAAAAACGAAATTCCTAAGACAACAAAAGAAGCATTTAAACAAGGTATTAGAAAAATAAAATCTAGAAAATATGGCAGAAACTAAGACAGTTAATTTAAATGTAGAAACGAATTTAGGTTCTTTAAAAAGCCAATTAAGACAAGCACAAAACGAGGTAAATGCATTATCTGAAAAGTTTGGTGCTACTTCTGACCAAGCGATTAAGGCTGCAAAAAATGCTTCGATTTTAAAGGATAAAATAGGTGATGCAAAAGCTTTAACAGATGCCTTCAATCCTGATGCTAAATTCAATGCTTTATCTAGTTCACTTGGTGGTGTCGCTAGTGGTTTCGCTGCTTATCAGGGTGCGATGGGACTTGCAGGAGTTGAAAGTAAAGACTTAGAAGAACAACTTTTGAAGGTTCAAAGTGCTATGGCGGTTGCGCAAGGACTTCAAGGATTAGGCGAAGCACGTGATAGTTTCAAACAATTAAAGGCGGTTGCTATAGATGCATTTAAAGGTATAAAAACAGCAATTGGAAGTACAGGAATAGGTTTGTTAGTTGTGGCGTTAGGTGCAATTTATACTTATTGGGACGACATTAAGGAATTAGTTGGAGGTGTTAGTGAGGAGCAAGCTAATTTAAACATAAAAGTAGAAAAAAATGTAACCTTAGAAAATGAAAAATTAGATAAAATAGGTGAACAGGATAATATTTTAAGGTCGCAAGGGAAAACTGAAAAACAAATTTTAGAATATAAAATAGCACAAATTGAGGCCGTACAATTAGCTTCTAAAATTCAACTTGAAAACGATTATATTACTAAAAAAAATCAAATTGAAGCTGCTAAAAGAAACCACGATTATTTAAAGGGTTTCTTAGATTTTGTAACGTTTCCACAAAAGAAACTTACTGAGTTCTTTTTTACTTTCGTAAATCAAGCAATTGGAGTTTTAAATAAATTGCCCGGAGTTGACATTGATAAATTCAATGTAGATAAAATACTAAAGAATTTTGACGGTGTAAATACTAAAATTGCAAATTTAATTTTTGATCCAAAGGAAACAACTTTAAAAGCTGATGCAGTCATTAAAGAACATAAAAAAGGATTAGTAAAATTAGAAAATGATAAGCAAGGTTTATTATTGCAAATCAAAAATATTGATAATGAAGAAATAAAAAGCAATAAAGATAAAAACGATCAAATAACAGAAGACAATAAAACAGCAGGAGAAAAACATAAACAAGATTTAATAGATAACGCAAATGCTTTAAATGAAGCTTTAGCAGAAAGTGATGCAGCTAGGCAAAAACAAAAACAAGACTTAGCAGCAGCGGATGAAAAAATGCGAGCTGATGGACTTGAAAAATTAAAAGAAAATGCAAGAGCGCAATTAAAAATAAATGAAGAAGAAGCCGCAGCCGCTAAACTTTTAAAATCTCAAAAAATAGATGCAGTACAAAGTACACTTTCAACTATTGGAAATTTAGCAGAATTATTTGCTGGTAAATCTAAGAAACAACAAGAGCAAGCATTTAAAATTCAAAAAGCCGTTAATATAGCAAATGCAACTATAGATACTTACAAAGCTGCTACAGGTGCTTATTCTTCTTTGTCGGCTATTCCTGTAGTTGGACCTGCATTAGGTATTGCTGCAGCAGGTTTGGCTTTAAGTGCTGGGTTATTAAATGTTAAGAAAATTGCATCTACAAAATTCGATGCTAGTGGCGGTGGCGGAACTCCTCCAAGTGGTGGTGGTGGTGGTGGTGGCACAAATGCAATGCAAGGTAACGTTATAACTCCAAACTTTAATATAGTAGGTAATAACGGCACAAATCAATTACAACAATTAAAACAAGCGCCTATTCAAGCTTATGTCGTGAGTGGTGAAATGTCTACTCAACAATCATTAGACCGTAATAGGTTAAGAAATGCAACATTATAAACGAAATTTAGTTATATAAATATGAAAAAAGAACTACAAACAATCGAATTAACGATTAAAGATGAGCTAAAAGAGGGGGTATTCGCAATAAGTTTGGTAAACGAACCCGCTATAATGGAAGATTTCATTATGTTAAATGCTTTAGAGGTTGAATTAAAGGTTGTTAACGATGAAAAAAGAGAGGTTGTAGGCCTTGCTTTAGTCCCAAATAAGAAGATATTAAGACGTAAAGACAATGTAGAGTTCAATATTGAGTTTTCAGAAGCTACAATTGAGAAGGTTCAAGAGCTTTATATGAAAAATCTACGTGCAAATAACGTTACTATAGACCACGAAAAGCCAGTAAACGGAGTTAGTCTTATTGAAAGTTGGATTGTTGAAGACACTAAGAATGATAAATCAAACATATATGGTTTAAATGCTGTAAAAGGTGCATGGGTTGTTAAGATGAAAATCTATAATGAAGACGTTTATAACGGTATTAAGTTAGGAAAATTTAATGGGTTTTCAATTGAGGGAATGTTTGACGGATTGGATCAATTAAAAATGAGTGAACTTACAGAAGAAGAAATATTGATTGAAGAAATAAAATCTTTGTTAGATAAATTATGATTGATTTAAATTATAATAGGCGCTATAAAGAAGTCACTACAATTGAAGAAAGTGACTACATTTATTATGATAATAATACTCAAGTATTACAACGTATTCTATATTCTGATTTAATTGATTCTATTAATTTACTTGTACGTATACCTAGATATGGTTCTTTCTATTCAACTCAAACACAATACCCAACAATAAACACTATAACAGCTATAACATACAACAATACAGATACGGATGCAACTTATGGAGTTTCAATTGTAGATAATAGCAAAATAACAGTTGACATTGAAGGTGTTTATAATATCCAATTTTCGGCTCAATTAAATCGGTTGAGTGGTGGGGTTTCTAGACAGGCTATTATATGGTTAAGAAAAAATGGTGTAGATGTACCCGCAACTTCGACACACGTAACAATGCAAGCGAATGCAGATTTCTTAGTCGCATCTTGGAATTTCTATATAAAATTAGAGGCTAATTCGTATGCTCAATTAATGATAGTTCAGAACGATGCAATTGAGTTAATTTATGAAGTTGCTAGCACTTCGCCAAATTACCCCGCAGTACCTTCGGTTATATTAACAATAGAAAAGATAAATTAATATAAATCAAACAGTTAAGTAAATAAATAAATACAAATATAAATTAAATCGTTAATTAGTTATGAATAAAGAAGTAAAAAAAGCAATTAAAACACTTAAAACCTTTTTAGGAATGGAAACAAAATTAGAGGACATGCCCTTAGCAGATGGAATGACAACTATACAGGCGGATATGTTTGAAGTTGGTGAAGCGGTATTTATCGTTGTAGAAAATGCAGACCCCGTGCCTTTACCAATTGGTGAGTATGAACTAGCAGATGGTCGTATTTTAGAAGTAGAAGTAGAAGGAATTATTTCATCTATTGAATTACCAAATGAAGAGGAAGTAGAAGTAGAACCGACTGAAGTTCCCGTAGAAGCTGAGAAAGTTGCACCACAAACAACAACTGCAAAAAAGATTGTTAAGACAACAACTGAGGAACAACATTTTTCTAAATTAAATGCTAAGATTGAAGAATTAGAAGCTAAGATTTTAGAACTTTCTAAGGTTAAAGAAGTAGTTGAAAATGTAGTTGAGGAAGTAGTTGAACTTACAGAAGTTAAAGCAATTAAATTTAACCCTGAAAACAAAACTAAAAACAACACTCCATTAACTCCATTAGAACGTTTTAGAGATATTAAAAGTAGAATGAATGGATAAGTTTGTTAATCCATTTGAGGTGGGTGTAAATTACGAACACTTTTTAACAGCAATTGGAAGCAAAACAATTAAAACATATTGCAAAGGAAAATTAACCAACGAACAAATAGAGTGGTTAATAAATGATTTGAAACATTATAAATTAAATAAAAACAAATAAACAATGGCAATTACAGGAACACAAATCGACATCAGAGGAAAAGCTGTCGAACCAATTTTAGAAGAGGTATTATTTGCAAACAAAACCGTATCAGAAGGGTATGTAACTTTCGCAACTGATATTAAAGCAGGAACAATTATCACTGAAGCAGGTGTTGATGTAACGGCTCAATTGTACACAGGTTCGGCTTTATCTAGTTCTGGTTCTATGTCAATCAATGACAGAATAGTTACTCCTACTAAATTAGAGTACAAACAAACATTTTTACAGGAAGCATTAAGAGCAGGTCGTTTTGGTCGTTCAATGAATCCTGGAGCATTCAACATTGAAAGTTCAGAATTTGCAAGTACAGTATTAGCACAATACGCACCTAATATTTCTCAAGATGCAGAGTCTTTATTTTGGGGTGGTATTACATCGGCAACACAAACTGCAATCGCTGCTTTAACTCCTGGAGCTTCTCAAGGTTCTGTGACAGCAGCTACACAAACAGCGGTGGCGGCACTTTCACCAAGATTGCTTGATGGAGTATTTTCTAGAGTTCTTTATGACAATTCTGCATTAGGTGGTTACATTAAAGTTACAGGAACTACGGTTACTAGTTCTAATATCGCTGCACAAGTTGGACTTATTTACGCTTCAATTCCTGCTGAAAATTTAGCTGATACAGTTTCACCAACAGCTATCTATTGCCCAAGAGCTTGGAGACAATTAGCACGTATTGCTAACAACTCTGTAGGAGCTGCACAACAAGTAAACTTTGAGTTTGATTCAATGGCTGCAGATGCAAAATGTTTCTACAATGGTGTTGAGTTGATTTTCGTACCTACTCCTAACAATTTAATGGCATACGCACAAAGAAAGTCTTGTATAATGTGGCTAACGGATCTTCAAGATGATATTTTGAAATTTGAAGTTGGTAAATTAACTAATGATGGAGATGTTCAATTTGTACGTTCAATCTATACATTAGCAGCACACGTAGGTCAAGCAACTAAAGGTGTTCTTTACGGAGGATAGGAATTAAATTAAATTAATAATCTAAAGGGGTGGTGAGAAATACATTACCCCTTTTTTCATAAAAAAAATATAGACAAAATGGCGTGTACGATTTTAAGTGGCCGAATTGAACAATGCAAGGATTCGGTATCAGGATTAAAGAATGTTTTCTTTATTAATTATCAAATTGAAAAAAGTGATGTAACTTATGATGTTACAAATACAGACTTAATTACAGCGGTTATAGGTGTAGATAGTTTGTATAAGTTTGAATTGAAATCTACGGAAAATTCATTTGAACAAACGATTAATTCAGACAGAAATAACGGAACTACTTTTTTCACACAAACGTTAAATATTAAGTTGAAAAAACAAGATATAGCAACGTCTAAAGTGGTGAAAATTTTAGCTTATGGACGTCCTCACATAGTAGTTGAGACGAATGCAGGTCAATTTTTCTTAATGGGTTTAAGACAAGGTTGTGACGTAGTTGCTGGGTCTCTTAGCTCTGGAAGTGATATGGCTTCATTCAATGGTTACTCTTTGACTTTTGAAGCTATGGAAGAATGTTACGCAAACTTTTTAAATGCAGCGACTCAAAGTGCAATGGTGACTTTATTTACTTCGGCTACATTAGTTGTAGGATAGTAATTAATTAATAAAATTAAAGGCTTGCAGAAATGTAGGCCTTTTTTTTTGAATACAAATTTTGAAATAATACGTTAAATAGATATGATTATATTGACGACTGAAACAACGGAGCAAACATTTAATTTTATTCCTAGAAATAAGGACATAGATTTTGACGTTTTTCCTGTTAGAGATGAGCAAAGCAATGAGATTGTAAACATACTAGTAAATAATTCAGCAGGAACGACATATAACAAGCTATCAATAACAGATGAACAAACTAATGTAACTAGTGAAACACCAATTATAAGCAGTTACGAAGGCGGATATTACCATACAATTACTGCGGAATTTGAATTAATTGAAGGTCATTTTTATATTATTAGAGTTTACAAAGATAGTGTAACACAAACTAGATTTTTAGGTAAAGCATTTTGTACGGATCAAAGTTTACCTTACTCAATTAATGAAGGTGTATATAACCAAAAACAAACAGATAACGATTTCATAATTTATGAATAAAATAATAGAATTAAGTCAGTATACAACTCCCGTAATTACTGAACAAAGAAACGAAGGTTGGGTAGATTTTGGAGCAAAGAATGATTATTATCAATTTTTGATTGATAGGTTTCAAAATTCAGCAACGAATAACGCAGTAATTAATAACATTTGTAAGTTAATCTACGGACGTGGAATTACAGCACTTGACGCAAATAAGAAACCTACTGATTATGCTAACTTTTTAAGTCTTTGTAGTCCCGACGACATTAAAAGAATAATATCAGATGTTAAGATGTTGGGTCAATCATCTATTCAAGTTCATTACAACAAAAAAAGAGAAGTTGTTAAGTTCTTACATTTGCCTGTAAATTTAATTCGTTCAGAAAAGTGTAATGAAGACGGTGAAATTTTAGGTTATTACTATTCTGATAATTGGCAAAAAACTAGAGAATATAAACCACTTAGATACGACGCATTCGGAACGTCAAAAAGTGAGATTGAAATTTTAATGATACAACCTTACAGCGCAGGAATGAAGTACTATTCTTACGTTGACTATCAAGGCGCTTTAGACTATTGCGTTTTAGAGGAGAAAGTTAGTGAATACCTTATAAATGAGGTTAGTAACTCTTTCGCCCCGACCAGTATTTTAAATTTTAATAATGGACAAGCGACCCCCGAGCAGAAAAAACAAATTAGTGAAGACGTTACAAATAAGTTAACAGGGTCAACGGGTAAGAAAGTTATAATTTCATTTAACGATAATCCTGAAGCTAAGACAACTATTGATACTATTCAACTTCAAAAGGCTGCGGATCAATATCAGTATTTAAGTGAAGAAAGTAGAAATAAAATTTTAGTAGGTCATAACGTTACAAGTCCATTATTATTTGGAATAGCAACTTCAAATGGTTTTAGTTCAAACGCAGACGAATTAAAGAACTCAGCGATATTATTTGATAATATGGTAATTAGACCTTTTCAAGAGGTTATAATCGAAGCATTTGATAAGATTTTAGCAGTTAATAATATCAGTTTAAACCTTGAATTTTTACCATTACAACCTTTAGATAGTTCGGGTGAACTTGCTAGCGGTGGCTCTAAACGTATAATTGATGGTATTAATAGTTTAAGTCCATTAGTAGCGAATAAAGTCCTTGAAAGTATGACTGCAAATGAAATACGTGGGTTAGTTGGTTTACAAGCCGAACAAGGTGGTAGCGAATTACAACCTCCTACAGAATTAAGTAAAGAAATATTTGATTTTGAAAGTATAGGCGAAGAAATAAACGATGAGTGGTTACTAGTTGACAGTAGAAAAGTTGATTATGATTTGGAAAATGAACTAGACTTAGAAATTGAAAATTTAATACCTAAAAAATCATTTTTAGCAAAGTTAGTAAGTACAGGAACGGCAAGAGGTAACGCTAAAAGTGAACAAGACGGAAACATTTTTAAAACTCGTTATCGTTATGCAGGTACAAATCAAAGTAGTACTAGAGATTTTTGTAATAAAATGACTTCTCAAAACAAAGTATACCGTAAAGAAGATATTATTAATATGGAAAATCAAGTTGTAAATGCAGGTTGGGGGCCAAAAGGAGCTGATACCTATTCAATTTGGTTATATAAAGGCGGTGGGTCTTGTGGCCATTACTGGGTTCGTGAAACTTATTTGAAAAAATCAGACGTAAATAGTCCACTAGCTAAAAAATATACAGCTGCTGAAAGTCGTAAAATGGGTGAAATTGCACCAACAAACGACAAACGAGTTTATCAAAAACCTATAGATATGCCATATAATGGATTTTTACCAACAAATAAAAGATTTAATTAATTATGGCTAAAGTACTTTTAATTTCAAACAAAGATTTGGTAAAGTTTACCGCCTTAAATGGTTCAGTCGATCCTGATAAGATGATGCACTTCATATCAATTTCACAGGACATTTACATTCAGCAATATTTAGGTAGTAATCTATTAACAAAGTTACTTACAGACTATCAAAATAACACGTTAACAAGTGATTATAGCAACTTAATTGATATTTATATAAAACCTATGCTAATTCACTTTAGTGCCGTTGAGATGCTACCATTTATAGCCTATTCAATTACTTCAAAAGGTGTGTACAAACATAGTGCGGAAAATAGCGAAGTAGTTAGTAAAAACGAAGTAGATTATTTAGTTGAAAAGCATAGGGTTATAGCAGAAAACTACGCTGAAAGATTTTTAAAGTATATGCAATTTAACTATACTTTGTTTCCTGAGTATTTACTTTCAATAGACGAGGACGTTCAACCAAAATTTAGAACTGATCTAACAAGTTGGTATCTAGATTAAATACAAATAATTAATAAATACGTTAAAGAATAATGGCTTTAGAAAAAAGAATATCGGAACTTACAGCATCTACGGTAACTATTCAAGACACAGACTTGATGGTTATATCTCAATTAGCAGATGGTATTTATTCAACAAAAAGTATTACAGGTGCAAAAGTAAATCCTTTTAAAAGATATTTATCTAGTATTACTCAAACATCTACAAGTGCGCCAACGGTTAATTATAGTTATTCAGAATTAACATCAACAATTACTTGGACATATATTAGCACAGGAATATACGAAGCTACTTTGTCAAGTGCTGAACTAACTTTAAATAAAACATTTTTACAAATTTCTTTAGGTAGTGGAACTATTGGATTTTACTCAATTTTTAGAACTTCAACAACTAAGTTTAGAGTTTCTACTTACAGTAGTTTGGGGGTTTTAACAAATGGTTTATTATTAGATAGTCAAATCGAAATTAAAATAATTAAATAATGGCAATAGTTAAAAAAATATCGGAGTTAACTCCAAAAGGTTCGGCTTTAGGTAATACAGATTTATTAATAGTTGGTGTGAATAATGGCACCGATTACGATTTAAAGAGTGTTACAGGGGCGCAATTGTTGGGAACAGTAGTTTCGCAAACTATTACAGATGGAATTACTAGTAAAAGTCCAAGCGAAGACGCTGTTTTTGAAAAATTAAAAGAATATGATAGTTTATCTAGTTCTCAAAACACTAGCACAGCGATAAGATTTGATAAAAAATTCATTCATGCTGATACTGATATAAGTGGTAAATTTATAGGGTTAACAGGAAACATAACCGTTCAAACAGGAGTTGGCACATTAAATGTTAATACACAATCTTTATTAATTCACAATCATAGTTCAATACCTACATTTTCAAGTGAATTTATTAAAGCTCAGGATTCATTAGATTATAAAATAAATGTAGACAATTATGTTATTTGTACATTAATTAATCAAAATCCTTTTAAAGTATCTTATAGAATAGTTAGAGATACAAACGATTTAAGATTAATAACAACTGATGAAGGTACTGTATTAAGTAATACAAGCGGAACAAATACAGGTGATGAAACGGTTACAACTATAAAAACAAAGTTAGGAATAACTACACTTTCAGGAAGTAACACAGGAGATCAAGACTTAAGTACTTTACTTTTTAAAGCTAATAATTTAAGCGATTTAACCAATACAACAACTGCACGAACTAATTTAGGTTTGGGAAGTTTAGCGACACAAAGTGGTACTTTCTCAGGGACTTCAAGTGGAACGAATACAGGCGACCAAGATTTAAGTACATACCAACCTTATACAACAGCAACAACGGGGAGCGTTATTTCTTTTATAGTTCCACAAGTTTACAATTCAGTTGCAAGTCCTTCAAGTTCAAATATTACTGATAGTTTAACAAGTGCGAAAATTGGAATAGTTCAGAAAATATACCACAATCATACGGTTGCACCAACTTTCCCTGCTGGGTGGGTTAAAATGGGAACTGCTACTTATACAACGTCTACATTGAATGTTATCTTTGCTGAGTGGGTAAGCTCGACTAGAGTTGAATATTGGATAACAAAACCATCTTAATATGAGTAGATATTATAGAAGTCAAATAGAAGGAAGTTTGCCTCCTTCGCTAATATTAGACACTTATACAAATGCTACCGTGGGTTATTCTTTAAGAAAATTAAGAACAGCATATACAGGCAATTGTATTCGTGTACGTAGAAGCCTGGATAATACTGAGCAGGATATAGGATTTAACGGATCTGGAAATTTAGATACTATTTCTCTTCTTTTGTTTGTTGGTGCTGGAGATGGATTTGTCA